TCTCCAGATGCGGATACGTGTTGAGTATCTGTTCCGCTGTCCACTGCTGTAGTTTTCTGCCCTTTGCTTTGGCACTCTGTGTTTTCATACGGCGGTTTCCAAATCTCATTACGTGTACGCTGAAGGTGCAAGAGGATTCCATTCTCAATTGCACGATCAACACTGCCCAACTCCTCAGCACAAATGTCAAACATCTCCCGTTCACTCAATCCCTTGAGTAATTTGTGAGCCTTCTTAGGACCAATCCCTTTGACACCAATGATGTTATCAATACGATCACCAGTGAGGAACTGCATATAGAAGTTGAGCAAGCCTTCTTCATGTTGAATGTAGTACTTATCCTTCTTGACAAAGTTGTAGTGCCATCCCTGCACCTGATCAAAGTCTTTGTCGAGTGAGACAATGATGGAGTCGTCACCATATGAGGTTGCCGCAATAGCGATCTCATCATCAGCTTCATTACCATCAGATACTACACCGTTCCATGAATACTCAAGGTACTCCCGCAACAGCCCGTGATGTACAGGCTTTTCACCCTTGCGGTTTCCCTTGTAAGGTGCGGTGACTGCAACATCATTACGGAAGTTGGTCTTACCAGTGAGATAAGTCTTCCATTCTGATACGTCCAGATCGAACATCAACATGTTCTCCAAGAAAGTAGCCATCGTCCTGATAGCCACGTCCTTAGATTCTTCGTTGGTTGCAAAGCCTATGCGGTAGCACAAGATGTCACCGTCAATCAGCGCAATCACAGCGTCTCATCATCCTCTGTCACTGGCTCAGGAACATAGGCATTGAGGTCAGTAACCACAAGCTTGGCGATACCAAGTGACATACCTGACTGCCCTGTTGGTGACTTCCAAGAGTAAGGCTTAGCCATGATGTTGGCTTTAGTACCGTTACCTACTTTGATCTCACGTCCAATGACATCACCATTCTTATCATGAGGAGTGATCTCATAGTTAGACGACTTGCATGTGACAAAGAATCCCTTCTCTGGCTTGTTTGCATCTTGACGTACCTTGACGCCAGTCTTCTCGATAGCCTCTACCTGATCGCCAGTGAGGTTAACCAAGTCAACTTGGAACTTATTGCTGAGCTTGTTGCGCTCATACAAGAAGGGCCACATCAACTCTACGCCGTCAAGTTTAAATACTTCGCTCATACTTTTCTCCTATAGGAAGTAATAGAACATATATTATAGCACACAATATTAATGTGTGTCAAACCAATTGTTACCTATTTTTGCTTCGGCATCCACAGGACACCGGAACCCCAACACCTCACCCGCCTTGCGAGCAGAGGCTACCATGATTGACGCAACAGTTTCCGCATGTGGTCTCTGTGCTTCAATCTGGATTTCATCATGCACGAATGCAACTTGCTGTACAGAAAGTCTTTGTCTCTTGAACTCTTTGTGTGCCTCGATACACCACTGCTTCGCAATGATAGCACCACATCCTTGCAGTAATGAATTAAGTGCGGCGTGTTCGCTACGCACCAGTATTCTTCTACCATCCAAGCCGGGTACGTACCCTTTGACCGCCACCTTCTTAACTTTCTCCATAAGTCTTGATAACGCAGGGGTGTTGCGATAAAAATTCTGGAGTACTTCACTCCCTTCACGCGCACCGCCGCCGACAATACTGCCAATCTTGGCCGGTCCTGCACCATACAGCGTTGCGTATATAAGAGTCTTAGCCTGCGGTCTCGTAATGCCTGCGGCATCAGCGTTCTTTTGATGGATGTCGCCATTCAATAATTCCTCCTGCCACTCTGGGTCTTGCATGTAATGCGATAAGCATCTCAACTCGATCCCCGAAAGGTCCGTGCCGCATAAGACGTTACCATTATCGACTGACCACAGCTTACGGCACTCTGCACCATACTCACTGCTGACACTAGGTATCTGCCCCATATTAGGACGTTGGTGTGTCATGCGTCCAGTCACAGCACCATTAGTAATCACTCTCCCATGTACACGATACGTATTTATATCGACATGTTCCAACCATGAGTCGATCAGACCGACACGTTTCTGGATCATGAGGTACTCAGCAATCAACTGCGCTTCAGGTAAATCAATAGCCTTGAGTGTACCCTCGTCAACTATGATACTACCTTTCTCAGTCGTCTTAGTAAACGTAACACCACGCTCCTGCAAACGCTGTGCGATCTGTTGTCTTGACCCCACATTGAATACGGTAACCCTGTCCTTGAGACGCTTGCCTGTCTTTTCTGACCAACGCTCTTCCACAATCGGAGGAAATATATTTTGCAAGTGATCAGTAATATAAGACATTCGATCCTTAAGTGAAGCCAGTAAAGTGACAGCTTCCGGTACGTTGAGTTTAAATCCATTGTCTTCCTGCTTCTTCATGATGAGTGCAATCCGATGCTCTAGGTCTACACTACTGCCGTAATCTTGTAGCTCTCGTGTCAACTTAGAGTACAGCTTGGTTGTCACAGCAACATCCTGCATACAGTAGCTGATCATCTCATCGGACAGTCCACCATCAAAGTCAGTGAAGTCATCCTTGTAATCACCGAGCCTTTCACCCCATGCACGCAGACTATGACCACCCTCCAACTGTGGATTCCATAGCCTTGACATGACCAGAGTATCCCGCACCTTGCTCAATGGAATTGTTACACCCCATACACGAGAGAGTACAGGACCATCGAATCCAATGATGTTGTGACCAACGATGATGTCATGTGAGTCGATCAGTTCTTGCAAACCAGTCGCATCTAGAAACACCTTATCGTTAGCCACACAGCACCATATCGTATCGTGAGCGAGGTTGGTCTCAATGTCGAGTACCAATACATTCATTATAAATCCTCATCGTTTACCTCAGTCATTCTACCAGTATCACGAGAGTAAAGCAAGGCACACGCAGGTCCAGTCGTACCACTGAATCGGTTCTTCAGTACACGCACCCGTGTTGTGTTGCGTTCTGTCTCGTCCTCTGCCTGACCATTACGCTCCAAGCCAATCACCATGTCAGATAACTGAGCGATAGAACCAGAGCCACGCAGTTGTGCCAGTGATGTAGCCGCACCCTCTTCATGTCCCTTGGACTCAGGACGCTTGAGGTGTGACACCACCAATAAAGCAATACCAGTCTCCTGTACTACCATACGCAAGCGGGTCATGATCTCATCAATAGCCTTGCGTTCATCACCACTCGCCTGTGCTGATACCACAATACTGATGTGGTCAAGCACGATGTACTGACAGCCAAGACCTTTAGCCAGATACTTGACTCGATTAATAATATTGTCAACGCTTGTACTACCAAAGTGATCGAACAGATACAAACGATCAGTACCAAGTGTGGCGTTGTATGCATCAGTCTTCTCCTCATCCGTTGCATCAGAGTCTGGTAGATGTAGTGGTTGGTTAGCCGCAAGCGACATGATAGACAATGCAGTCTTGCGTACTGACTCTTCCAAGAACATCAGGCCGATGTTGTCTTCTGTCTTGTTGAGTATGTGCCACACAATCTCGCGCACAAACTGTGACTTACCAAGGCCAGAGCCTGCAGTGATTGTGACTAGCTCACCCTTGCGTACACCATAGGTTAACTTGGTTAACCCTTCAAATGGATAGTTGACATCCGCCGGAGCCACAGGTTTCATGACCTCTTCGTACAAAGAGTTACCCGCTACGATCCCATCAGGTACATGCTGTTCAGAAGCCCACCACTTATCAGTGAACTCTTTCATCTGCTTGTTCTGTAGGTAGTCGCACGCATCCTTCATACCATCGCTGTGCTTGAACACCTTGGCTTTGTTACCAAAGATCTCAGCCACTTGCGATGCGGCACGTTGACCTGCTTCATCACCGTCAAAGCAGATGACCACGCTATCAAAAGAATCTAGCCACTCGTATTGCTTGCGGATATCTTTCGCGGCTGATGCCGCACCGTTGCGTACGGATACCACGGGATACTTAGACCCAAGCATCTGGTATGCGGCCATTGCATCGAACTCACCTTCGACAATGGTGACGAACTTACCACCCTTGCTGAATAGATTCTGTCCGTACAGCACTGCATTCTTCCAGTCACCTGAGATGCGGAAGTCTTTCTGTGGTGTGCGTACTTTCTCCGCGATAATTGCACCAGTCTCATCAGTGTAGTTGAAGTGATAAGACTGACCATCTTTACTACACTTGTATGCTTTGGCGGTATCACTTGAGATACCTCGTTCAATAATCGTCACGTAATTTTCAGTGGTAACTGACAGGGGTATTGCTTCCACCTGTACCTCCCTATGGTTAACTTG